TAAATCTTTAGTTAAAGCGTTAGATATTGTATAAATTCCAGTTACATTAGACTGTTGTGGATAAGTCAACAAGGATGGGTATCCACGCATATATAAATCAACTGAAGTATTAGTAGTTGAAAAATCTTGAAAAGTTCCACCTGATGCAAAATATAATAGTTCAGTAGAGTCTTTTAGTTGTATAGTTCCACTGATTAGAATACGTTCAGCGTTGTTTAATGTACCACCCGATATTTCAATGTATTCTTCAAAACCATATGCTGATCCAAGAATACCCATACTATTGAATGTTGTTTTAGAAAGATTTGGAAGAGAGTTTACTAAAAAATATCCAATAGTTCCACCAGTAGATGTAAAAGTATATTGTGGGGTGTCTACAAAATTATCTTTTCCATAATAATTGTAATCAGTTGTTGCAGTAAGACCGGAAACAATAGTAGCAATAATAATATGATTATCATTAATAGTAGTTGATAACCTACAAGTTCCACTTAACGTTGTAGTAACATTGTTATATTCATCAAAATATTGTGATGCTGATATAGAGAATGTTTCTCCTGCACCAGAAAATCCACCAAAAGTTCTTTTTAAATATAATGAATCAGACACATCATATACATGCGAATAATCAATTGTACATGTGGAACCACTTATTAAAATATTTGGTTTGGAATTTAAAATTCCTTTTGTAAAAATAGGGTCTACGGTTAATCCAGTAACGTACAAACCATAATTTTTTAAAGTTCTAACTTTATTTAATGTATATGCTGATTCTGTTTCTGCCATTTTTTATTCACGATGCATTATAAAATAGTGCTTGTGTACCACTTCCGGTAACAGTCCAAATTTTATTAGTATTATTTACTTTAACAAATATTTCTTCACCTGGATCTAATCCGTATGATGTTGTTGAAGATACTCCAGTATTACCTGCAAAATAAACTAAATTTGTATTAGTTGCTGCAGCTTTAAGATTTATACCATATGAGCATGTAAACCCAGTTGGATCCATTTGTGATACAACGGCAGTTGGAGCTGTTCTACTAGATTTAATACTAGACGGAACACTACCAGCAATACTCAAGATTTGAGCATTGAGTGTAAGAAGTTGACCATATACATTGGTCATACCAGCAAGAATAGCTGTATCATTAATACCAACTGTATTTCCCACTGTTACTGCAACACTAAGTCCACCAGTCATTCCTTGAATGCGTAATCCATTACCAGGAGAGTCATTGGTTACACCAATTGTTGATGCAATATTTGCAGTGATTGTAACACCGCTAAAACTTACTTGCATTGGATTTGAAGTAGTTCCGATAGCAACACCACTGGCATTGACCATATTAGAATAAATCCAAGTATTTCCACTTGGACCAAATACAGAAACATTGTCTGTAAGTTTATTTAAATATCGTCCACCAGTAACTTCTACTCTGCAACCAGTTGTGGTCTGTACGTATACAGGTGATGCAGTAAGACCCATAACATTAACAGTACCAGATACTGGAACTGGAGTTCCTGATCCAACACCCTGAATATTGATTGTTCCACAGAATCCGGAAATATTAGCAGTCATACCACCAGCTACGCTGACAGGAAGTGGAGTAGCAGTATCTACTACTGTAAGTGATCCAGTAGGACCATATGCCATTTTATAAATTTGGGTGTAATTAGTTATACCGCTGACTAATACAGGATCAGCCGAAACAGCAAAGGTTACTCCACTTGTTTCGATAACAACATACGTTTCTCCAAAATATGGTGATAATGACATAATTTATCCTTGTGTTCCTTGGTCTTCAATATTTATACTCTTATATTTATTGGATTTAATATAAATCCATGATATAATAACATTATGTATATAGATGACTCTGCAAAAGAACAATTTTCAAATAAGGTAATATCAAGAGTCAAATCGACCAATATGACTTTTATGGATTGTGTTTTAGAAATTACAGAAGAAATGGGTTTAGATCCAAGTGCTTCTGGTAAACTTTTAACCAAGCCAATTATTGAAAAAATTCAACAAGAAGCTCAAAGTTTACATTTGATGAAAAAGTCTAAATCTAAGAAGTTACCGATTGACTAATCTAAATCAGAGTGTATAGTGATAGAGAACTGTTAGGCCAAGGTAGATCCTTGGGGAAAGAAAGACACATATGGCAAATTTTTCAGATTTCAAGAAGAAGAGTAAGAACTCAGTCGCATCACTAACCGAGCGCATGGATAAGCTCACGTCAAAGGAGAGTTACAAGGATGACCGTATTTGGAAGCCAGGTATTGACAAGGCTGGAAACGGTTATGCAGTAATTCGATTCCTTCCTGAGATTGCAGGAGAAGATACTCCTTTTGTTTCAGTTTACAGTCATGCCTTCAAGGGCAAGGGTGGTTGGTTGTTTGAAAACTGCCCAACTACTCTTGGAGAGAAGTGCCCTGTTTGTGAAGCAAACACGGAACTCTGGAATAGTGGAATTGAGGATGACAAGAATATTGCACGTAATCGTAAGCGTAAGTTGACTTACATCTCTAACATTCTTGTTGTTGAAGATCCTGCAAATCCCGAGAATAAGGGAAAGGTTTTTCTTTATCAGTATGGTACCAAGATTTTCCAAAAGATCCAAGCACTTGCTCATCCAGAATTTAAGGATGAGACTGCAATCGATCCATTCAACTTTTGGACTGGTGCAGACTTTAAGATCAAGATTCGCAATGTTGGTGGATACGTGAATTATGATCGTTCTGAGTTTGCTACTCCTACTCCTCTTCTTGGTGGAGATGATAAGAAGTTAGAAGAACTTTGGAAGAAGCAGTATGCTCTCAAGGAGTTTACTGACAAGAGTCAGTTCAAGAGTTATGATGAACTCAAGGCTAGACTCAAGAAGGCAACTGGAGACGATATTCGTGCTCAGTTTACCGACTCAAAGAGTATTGAAGATGATGTCACGGATAATGTAATCCGTGAAGACATTGAGGAAAAGGATCCTCTAAAGTACTTCTCCGAAATGGAGAATGATTGAAAAAAGCCCCGCAAGGGGCTTTTTTTATGCCCATGTTGGATATTGAGCAAAACGTTCTGCTCTGGCATCAAATACTAAATTAGTTTGTTCTAGTGTTGGTCGTTCTTCAAACTTTGAAGCTGGACTTGGATTTGGTATCCATTTATTCTGTGCATTATCTGCCAAACTTGTTACACTATCTCTTATACCATCTACATTTTCTTCTAATTTTTTATAGGATGCTTCTGGATCAAATTTAACTTGTAATTTTATTCCAACGTCAGCGACTTCTGCACTTGTTTTTTCAGATACATCTACTTTAGTTGCTTGATAAACGATTGAATCCAGTAACGGTGGATCAACAATTGTTTTAAACACAACACTTTCAGGTAAATCCATATCTTCGGGAATACTACTATCAAGTTGCGCTGATCGAATATCTGAAGGTTTAATAGATGGGGCAAATAGCTGTTGTTCTGCGGTTACATCCAATGATATATTATTATCGTCTACCATTAATTAAATCCTTGCATGTTTGGTGTGTGTGACATATTTTCTTGGTTCTTTTGATCTTGATAATCTACTAACAATTTAACATAAACTTCGCGTTCCCACCATACCATATTTTCTAAATCAAACAGATTCCAATTAAAATTATTTATCAGGGTAAAGTTAGTAACATAGTAATCTTTTAAATCAAAAAACTTTACCGATAAGTAAAAAAAGTTAAAAATCCATTTACCTCCTTATCACCATCTTCCGTTTTGATAATTAAAAACAAATCAGGCTGGGTCTTTAAAAATTCTTCAAATTTAGGAAGAACGGTCATAGGTAAATTATCTAAAATTAATTTAATTTCTTCTGTAACATATTTACTAACATGAAAGATCTCACCATTAAATATAACTTTTTTAATACATGCTTGAATTACATCTTCTTTATTCAGTGTATTTAATTTTAATAAATCTTTTATCGTTGGTGTTTCTAATACTAAATTAACATTATTAGTTAACTCTATAGTTTGCGATGATATACTATTTTTTCCATATATCTCAGAAATAGAAACTTGAATTCGTTCTTTATTATGAATCAAATTTAATTGTTCATCTACACTCTTTGATCTTATTTGTAAAAAAAGAAATTCAGCATCTGCCATACACAATTCTAAAACATTAATATCTTTAACATTAGTTTTTAAAATATCAACTAAACTAGTTAATGCCAATTTTCTATTTTCTTCTTGTAAGATAATAGAGATATTTTTTGCATCCTTTACTCTGAATGGAACAAACGAAACAGTTTGTTTCGAGAAAGGAAGAGTAGTCTGATATTTTGGTAAAAGACTTTCCAACGAATTAAGTATATCCATATTATGTACCTGGTTTAAAAGTGAAATCTCTGAACATCATCAACACTTGATATGTCATATAATCATTAGTCTTCATCATACTCAATTCAATTGGTAAACATTCAATAGGATATATTTCAAAAAATGTATATATTCTATTAATATTACCGTTAGGATCAAGTATATTAATTTTCATTTGTGTTTTTGCAATTATATCATCATAGTATGAAAG